GTTAACATTATCTGAAAACATGATATATGGATATCCAGATTCGAATCTCTTTTTGATAACTTTACCCCAAATTTTTCTAGCCTTTTGATCACCATCAATCATTTTGCGCATCCATTCATCAGACACACAAACTCCTATGGAAAGTTCTTGGATAGGATTTCCGATATCTTTAATATTCAAAAAATCTTCGATGTCTGCATGGTCGATTGGTAAGTATGCTGCGAATGAACCTCTACGAACATTACCTTGTGATACTACATTCATAAGCTTATCGAAAAGCTCCATGAAATGTACTGATCCAGTCGATGTCCCACCAGATGAAATTTCTTCACCTCTGCTTCTAACATCACCGAAATATGCACTTGTGCCACCTCCAGCTTTAGTCATTTGTCCAACTTCTGCAATTTTTTCTAAGATACCAGTCATAGTATCTGGGATATAGCTCCCAAAACATGAAATTGGCAATCCCCTATCTCTACAATAGTTTGAAAGAATAGGACTAGATAAGCTATACAAACCTTTAGAATAGAATCCTAAAAATTTTTCTGCAAAGTTATCAATACCTAAATACTTTTCCGCTCCTTCTGCAATCACTCTAAATCTATCAAGTGGATCTTCCCCATCTAATAAATAACCTCTCTCTAAGAATTTTTTAGAATCCTCGTTCAACCAATAGTATTTTTCTCTCATATAAATTAAAATAATTCGTTTTCGTCAAATGACTGATTTTTCTTGGAATATTCCACAGGGCGGGAACTGAAAAAGTCTGTCATATTATTGCCCAATAATTCCTCGTCAAACCACATAGTTTTATCGAGTAGTTCGGCATCAACATCGAATACTTTCTTAAATCCAATCTGAGACAATGACTCGTTAATCCGATTCTTAATGAATTCTTTTAGAATCGGTGCGCTTAAATTATCTTCAGATAACCCATTAACTGCCCAATCGACGATTTTACTCTCTGCGACAAATGCTTGTTCAGCTTCATGAGCAATTCTCTTTTCCAATTCATCATCAAATAATTCAGGATGCTCTTCACGGATAGTATTGATAATTTTAATACCCACCAATCCATGAATATTTTCTTCGTTGCGTGTGTATTTGACTTGTTGATCTGTGTCCTTCAATACATTTTTAAATCTTGCAAACCAATTGATAATGTAAAATTGGGAGAACAGAGACACGTTTTCGACAAACAATGTGAATAGGATCAGTGCGTATAGATATTGCTTCTTTGAATCTTTGTAGAATCGATGGGTGTATTTTTTCAGATACTTCACTCTACCCTGAATCCAGTCTAGTTTCAGGTTCTCCTCGAATATATCATTCAATCCCAATACGTCAAGTAGCCTTTCGTATGAATTATTGTGGATAACTTCGATATTTGCCATCACATATCCCAAATCCTGTAATGCAGGGTGTGGTAAGTTCTCTCCTAATTTCGCCCAGAATGTTTTGACAGCTACTTCGATCTGTCCAATCGCTGATAAGGTTCGGATAATTATCTCTTGTTCTTGCTCAGTTAAGACTGTTTTAAACTGGTGGATATCACTCTTGAATGAGAATTCCTTATCTGTCCAAAATCCATTATGCATGGCTTCAATAAATTGTTCGGTCCATGGGTAGCGATTGGGCTTTCTGGAAATTTGTTCTTCGAAAATACTGGGATTGGAGATTTGATTCATGTTGTTTTTGCTTTGTTGTTCGATCATCTTAACCCACTTTTCGTCTAAGTCAATGGGTGTCGTTGAATTATTTATCGATCACTTTCTCTTTCTGATAACGCTCCAAAAGTTTGACCGAGCCACTAAATAAGAATTTCTAATACAGTCAAATCACCAAATTAAAAGAACAGTATATTAAATATAACTATGAGTGATAAGAGTTTGTGTGGCATATATTCCACGATGCTAGAAGAGTCTTGGGGAGCTATGTCCATGAGGACTCCTCCCAGTAAAGCTGGTGTGAAACGTCCTGATGAAGTATCCAACCAATACACCAAACAACAAGTTAAAATCGGAGAACCTCTAACAGCTCCGTTGACTATCCAGACTTTCGAACAAGAAGAAGAACCCATGGGTGATGTAAGTATTTCTGAAGTATTAAAATGTATCAGAGATTACCAAAACAAATTAGATCCAAGTGATAATCTAGATAGAACTGCATTATCAATTTTAGCACAACTTCAAAAATCAATTAAAAAATTATGAACCATAAAGAAGATTTAAGAAATTTATATTCAAATATAAATAATCCAAACGAATCAGCAGATGTCAATAATAGATTTTTATTAGAAGATTATACAAAATTAGTATATGATGATATGCTAATTGAAATGCCAATTAATAAATTTGAAAAAATTGGTAAATGGAACCAAAAGAAAACCCATGGATATGATAAGGCATCATTAGGAATACTCAGGTCTGACGCTGGGGTTCAAAAGATCAAAGATAAATTTGATAATATATCATCAAATGATTTCAATCTTTATTTTGTTAAAGATACTTTTGCTAGTAACTATTCGGAAATGGGCGAAATAAGTGAAAAGCAATTAGAGGATATGCTAGGATTGAAAGTCGGAGTCGATATAGAAAAACCTGAATATGATATTACTGTCATATTCACTAACAACAAAGCCTCTGAAAAAATGCCATTGACTTATTGGACAATAGCCCATCGTATGGGACATTCATTTAGAGCTTCATTGAGCAATGATAAACATTATCGAAATTTATTATATAGAATTAATAAATTATTAAAAAAAATATTTATTAATTGTTATGGTATCACATTAACTGATAATGTATTAGGTAATAATGCTCCAATGATTCGAAGTTTTCTAGAATCTATAGGTAAGTTTAGAAGTGCTAGAACTAAACAATTACCTAGAACCTTCGAGTTTGTTTATGAATCTTTCGCACAATGGTTATTATCTGATGGTGAATTATCATATAATGATTTTCCAAATACTTTAAATGTACATAATAAACTTATGTATGGTAAACCATATTCTAGTGTTTTAAGATTAAAGGATCAAGACGAAGCATATTCATATAGAAGTGAATTAGAATATAATTTTATTGAATTATTTGATTATATGATTAATTATCATATTGGAAAAATTTGTTTAATGTAAATAAATACTAGACAATTGAAATTTTCGTGTTAAAATATAATCTCAATTAAGATTATATGAGAGAAATTAAAATTAAGTTACTGAATCCAGATGCAAAACTACCAATCCGCTTTAATGAAACTGATGCTTGTTATGATGTTTACGCTACTAGTAAATCTTACATCGGTGACAACAGATACGAATACGGACTCGGGTTCTCTTTAGAGCTACCTGAAAATACGCAGCTAGACCTCCGTCCACGCTCTTCAATCTATAAGACAGGGTTGGTGCTCAGTAACTCAATCGGAACTGGTGACGAGGACTACAGAGGCGAATACAGGGCTATTTTCTACCATGTGATTACTTCACTCCCACCATATGAAATCGGTGATAGGATTTTGCAAATTCAGTTAAGATCTAGAGAAGATGTTCAATTTATTTTATCAGATGAATTAAACGATACTGTTCGTGGTGCTGGTGGATTTGGACACACTGGAAAATAAATTATTGACTTTTGAAAATTATATATTATAATAATTCGTTATGAAAAATAAAACAACAGGTAAAATCGTTAATAAGATTAAGCGTAAGGGTGTTCACGCTAAGTCTAAAACATCCAGATTAAAACAATCCAAAAATTATAAAAAGAAATATAGGGGTCAGGGATAATCCCCATGAAACCTAAAAGAGAAATTAGGTGGTTTGTTCTTGGCGTTTCTCAAGATGGAAAAAATGGGAAACGTCGAGAAAATAAAATATATCTATTTTTAGATTAACCTTTAATTCGTTTAAAGTATTAAATACTTATATGGAATTTAATAAATTATATGTGAGTTTAATAAACGAACTTGATCAATCTACAATTAATAGAGCGGTATTAAAACATCAAACTATTAAAGATAAAAATCCGATTGCAAAGTCTAGAGCTGAAGACTTTGCCAAAAGAGCGAGAAAACAAGGACAAAAAAGAGGTATATTAATAAGAACAAAATATAAACCTGACTCAATACGCACCAGAGATTATGCAGATTTTTATATTGAAAGCGCATCAATTGATGATGGAACAATATTTATAGAAGCATTGATGGTTGATCCATTTGAAGATAAAGCGTCAGTACCCGCCTTATTAAAATATGATACTAATACAAATACGTTATTTTTTATAGAGGGTGAATCGGGATCAAACTGGACCAAACAGCTTTGGCTACAAAGTAGAACAGACGCTCAAAACCTCTCTAAGATTATTAAAATGTATACTAATATCAATGTATCTTGGAAGAGCATGGACTTTATTGCTTCTGCTGATTATTCAAATCAATACTCTGACACTAGGTATGATATAAATAAATTAAATAAATAATTCATAATATTCAAGAGATGATGCTCTAGAAGAATTAAAATTACATTCTGAAATAATCAGAATGTATTAAAAATCTGGCGAGAGTTCAGTTTAAATAAACTTATTATCTAATAAAGTCTTTGACTTTACCCTCACCTCGGAAGATAGCAGCGTTACTATTATTTCTTCTAACTACACTATCATTATTGCCTTTAGCGAGTCTTGATCTATATTCATTCGAATTTAGATATTCGTTAGCTGCTTGATTAAATTTACGTGCCTTTATATATCTAGGCCATGCATAGTCTTTCTTTATCTCTCCTCTAAAGCTAGCATCCATTAGTGCTACTTTCATATCGGGAGATAAGTCATTCCAAGTATCCCCGAATATACGCTCATTCGTATCATATACTCGATTTAAATCTTTATCGAAAATCTCTAAAGCTTGTTCTGCGGTAATTACTTTCGGTTCTCCGGGTAAAACTTTGTGTCCAATACCAATGGTCCAATTAGGTATCTTGGCATCATCCTTATATGCAGTTAAAAATTTACTATTGATTTTACTTCGAATATCATTACCATATATTTCATGTTGTATTATATATGGTTTAGCCATCTCGATAACTTCTCTCTTGGAAACCTTTTGATTATACATTTTATTGATCTTATCAATTGCTGAAGCACTCGGTTTAACCAAGATTGCCGCTTGTCTAATGACTTCTTTTATCTCTGGTTCGGTAGCTTCTTCTTCTGCCTGTTTAAGAGCTTCTATTTTTACTTGAGTAGGTGCAAAACTTTTCTCTAATTCTTTATTAATGGCTTTAACACCAAAGGTTGCAGCAGATCCTACGAGTGCAGCCAAACCTAAAACTCTCATAACATCTCTTACGCCTTCATCAAATTGTCTTGTCATATATATTATTTATAATATAAATCTCTTTCGAGTTTTCTATATCTAGTATCGGAGTGCCAAACTTCATCAGTCTGTGGCGTATATACCCCCTCAATTGTTTGAATGGATTTATTTTTCTCTAAATGGAGAATAGGCGGCTGATAAATGTTCAGCGAACTGTTTTTCATCTTTAAGTTGTTCTCGCAGGAGATCAGCCCTAAATGTAGAATTACTAGACTTGTCATTACGAAGTTTTTCAATTTCATTAAT